CGCACCAGCCATGCGACGTTGGGCAAGGGTCGCAAGGTCGAAGCAAAGCTGCCGCGCAAGGCTTCTGGGAACGCCAAGGAGCAAGCCAAGCGCAAGCGTGACTATGTCGGCAAGGCCGTCATCCATGAGTGGAAGGACGGCAGCGGTGAGGTGCGTATCGGTCGCACCGTCGTCCGCATGTTCAAGGGTGAGGAAGACGTCTCAACCTGGACCGACGAGGAGCTGATGCGTGGTGCTCCGATGTCGGTCATGCGCATCCCCAACGTGATCCCTATGATGGTCTACACCGAACTGGTGAAGCGGATCACCTCCAAGGTCCAGCATCGCTTCGCTGCAGAGCTCCAGATGGCAGTCAACGAGCACATGAAGCTGATCAACGGCAGGAAGGTGCCGCCTGCGGTCAAGCTTCAGGCCATCAAGGAGCTCTACGAACGGGTGCTTGGCAAGCCGGAAGAGCATCTGGTCGTTCACGACGGTGACGCACCTTGGCGGCAGATGGTCGCGTCTGCGATCGTCGGCGACATGGGTCAGGCCAAGGCGATCGAAGGTGAGATCGTTGAAGGTGAGGTCGTTGAGGATGACAACCCTTGACATGGCGTTGGTCCATGCGCATGACGACGTAGCATACGCCAAGCAGCTGATGGTGGTCAACCTGTGCGAGACGTGCATCGTCCCGATGGAGGAGAACGACATGGCCTTCATCCTGTGCACCATGTGTACGGGGAAGATCAGCGCGTTGATGCGTCTCGCGAACAGCGTGGTCGTGGAGTACTGCCTGGAGCACACACACGGAGAGGAGGAGTTGTCGTGATCACGCATCTGCGCGTGATGGGCACGGTGTACGATGTGGAGGTCAAGCCCAACCTAGCTGCGGATGACGGACACTGGGGTGAAACGCTGCAGCGCAACCATTCCGTACGGGTGGATCCCGACTCCGACCAGCCGACGGTGTTGGTCCATGAGACCATCCACACCATCGAGCAAGCGCTCAACATCGAGCCGATCGACGAAGAGCATGTGCATGCCATCGCACGCGGATGGGTGTGCATCCTCGGCGACAATCCCGACATGGTCGTGTGGCTCGTCCAGGAACTCTTCAAGGACGACCAGGTCACGCTGAAGGAAGTCGCAGCGCAACTGCTCGAAGAAGCAACGTGAGAGGGGACGTCGATGCCGATCAGTCGTGAGAAGGCTCGCAAGAACATCAGCCGCATCAGCGGACTGAAGGGAGTCTCGCTGGAGAAGGCGGTCGACAAGTTCATGGCACGCCAGAAGAACCGCACGCGCAAGCGCAAGCGGTGAGAAGGGAGGTGATGAGATGGCAGACGGCAATCCGACGCTGCTCTTCGACAACGTGTCGAAGCAGACGTCGGAGGTGACCAACCGCACTGGTGCTTCGGCTCGGCTGACGAGCGGCACTCGCGGTGCGCGCATCGCTCCTCGCATGGTTGCCGGCAGCAGAGGTGCCCGTGTGCGTCCCAGCGTCGTTGCTGGACGCAGAGCGCGCAAGTGATCGTGTGACCGGAGCCGGTGCATCAACGAGGGGGACCGGCTCCGGTCGCACCCTAGGAATTGTTGGAAGGGAGGGAATATGGAGAATGTAGTCGGCGTGTTCACCGCGTTCTTGGTTGCGATCGGTCCTCTGGCGATTCTTGTTGAGCGTGCTGTCACAGCGTTCCGCCTGATGGTCGGAACCGATCGCTACATGAAGGCGAACTGGATCTGGATCGTGCTGCCGTTCATCGTTGGCATCGGCCTGTGTCTCGGATGGGAGTTCAATCTCGCCGCGACGTTGGCGAAGTCGATCCCGGCCATGGCCAACACCACCCGGTTCGACGGCACGGCAGGGGAGATCCTGACCGGCCTGGCGGTCGGTGCGGTCGCAGGACCGTGGCACGAGAAGATCCAGGAGCTCAACACACGGAGCAAGGCGCATGTGGCGATGACCGAGTCGCCTGTGATCCACTCGGACACCGTCTGAAGGAGGAGGTGAGACAATGCAGGATGATGGTAAGCCACCTGGCAAGGGTCGTGGTCACTGGACTGACAAGGGCATCCAGGCCCAGCAGTCCGATGACATCGATGAGCTCAAGGCGATCGTGGCCGAGATGACCGCGCGTCTGGAAGAGCTCGAGACCGACGAACCCACCGAACCAACTCCGTAGCAAGGAGAACCATGGCAGTCGTCGTCAAGGACAGGGTGTGGCCGCATCTGCGGTACGAACCCCATGAGGGTCAGCAACGCATCCACAACAGTCCTGCGCGCCATCGCGTCGCGAGTTGCGGACGACGATTCGGCAAGTCCACTGTTGGTGGGCGGGAGCTTGTTCCGGAGGCCGTGTACACGTACTCCCTGATCGAAGCGTTGCGTGAGATCGGGAAGAAGCGTCGCTTCTGGATCGTCGGTCCCGACTACAGCGACACGGAGAAAGAGTTCCGCGTGCTGTATGACGATCTGAAGCGTCTGGAGATGCCGTTTGACAAGCCAGGCACATACAACAACCCGTTACAGGGTGACATGCACATCAGCATGTGGGATGGTGCCTTCCAAGTTCACGGCAAGAGTGCGCGGCATCCGGACTCGCTCGACGGTGAGGGTTTGTTCGGTGTGGAGTTGGTTGAGGCTGCGAAGATGAAGCCGTTCATCTGGGGCAAGTTCTTGCGACCCGCACTTGCGGATGAGATGGGATGGTCGTTGCACACGTCCACACCGGAAGGCAAGAACCAGTTCTACGAGCTCTGGCAGAACGGACAGGACCCGAACAACGTCGACTGGGCATCGTGGCGCATGCCATCGTGGGCCAACACCGTGGTGTTCCCCGGTGGTGAGCATGACGAAGAGATCGAAGCGATGCGTCGCGACATGTCGGAGGAACGCTTCAACCAGGAGATCGGTGCCGACTTCACGGAGTTCGTGGGTCGGGTGTTCAAGGACTTCGACGAGGAGCTCCATGTCCGCGACTTGGAGTACAATCCCGCATGGCCGCTGTACGGTGCGTGCGACTACGGATGGACCAACCCGTTCGTGTGGCTGGCGATCCAGATGGACGTGTGGGACAACGTGTACGTGCTCGGTGAGTACCGTCGGGAGAACAGGGACATCAACGACATCGCTCGCGACCTTGATAACTGGCCGCTTGCCAAGAACGCGTCGGTGTTCTATCCCGACCCTGCGCAACCGGGTGAGACGGCGGTCCTGGAGAAGCACCTGAAGATCCGAGCCAACAAATCGACTGGAGGGCAACTGAAATGGCGCCTCGAGCTGATCCGGCAGTACCTACGCATGGTGCCGGACAGTGTCGGACCGGACAAGCAGTATCCCAAGCTGGTCATCGACCGGTCGTGCTATGGCCTGATCCGCGAAATGCTGGAGTACCGTTACCCTGATACCAAGGAGGAGTCTACGAAAGCGCGACCGGAAGAACCACTCGACAAGGACGACCATGGTCCTGAGGCACTTGGCCGGTTCTTCCGTGGCCACTTCGGACCTCCTGGCAGTGATGAAGACCGAGGACACGCGCGAGTGAGGAAGGCAATGGTGACGAGTCATGGCTAACATCAGCCACTGGAGCACCATCGAACCGTTCCTCGACGCAGCGAACCAGCCACAGTGGGTGCAAGGTGAAGATCGTACGCGTGTCGCGGCATATGATGCGTACGATGCGATCTACTGGACGGCACCGAAGTCGTTCCAGATCCAGCTTCGCGGTCAGGAGGGTGGTCCGATCTTCGTGCCGTCAGGGCGCAAGATCGTTGACACCGCACAGCGATACCTCGCTCCTGCCATGAGGGTGGTCGCCGATCCCGCATTCGGGGAAGACCAAGAGCGCATAGACGCCGATCTGCTGTGGTTGGAATTCGCTCGGCGGGAACGTGTCTACAGCAAGTTCAGCGCGAACCGGCTGGACGGACTCAAGCGAGGCGACTGGCTCTGGCACATCTTCGCCGATCCGGAGCGACCGGAGGGCACACGTGTCAGCATCTTCCCGTTGGATCCAGGCACCTACTTCCCGGAGTACTTCGCCGACGATGACATCACACAGCTGATCGCGGTGCATCTGGTCGAGCCGACGCTCGATGCGGATGGCAAGCCTGCCGTGCACAAGCTGTCGTACATCAAGACCACCGGCTTCGGTGGTCCGTCGCCGATCGAGATGCGTGAGGTGATCTGTCCCGTCGATGAGTGGGGACAGCCGCGCACCGACATGGTCGAGACCGTGAAGCAGATGCTGTTCGACGAGGAACTGCCGGCGGAGATCGATGCGATCCCGGTCTACCACATCCCGAACATGTACGACCCGACGTTCGGATGGGGCAGCAGCGAGATGCGTGGCATCGAACGACTGCTCACGGCGGTCAACCAGGCGATCACCGACGAGGAACTGACGTTGGTGCTGGAGGGTCTCGGCGTGTACGTCACCGATGCGGGTGCGCCGCTGGATCCGGAGACCGGTGAAGAGATGCCGTGGAACCTCGGTCCGGCACGCGTCGTGGAGCTTCCGTCGGAGAAGGACTTCAAGCGTGTCAATGGCG